GAACTACGGGTCTGAGATCCCGCCTGCTGCCCAAGGGAACATGAGCCACCCGTGGTGGGGGGAGACCGCTAGTGGGCCTTTCATGGGGTCGACCGCAGGGAACTTGTCCAACTACGAAGTTTGGAGCGACGTACCGGGCGCTATGGAGAAAGACCCCACGACGGGCAGCCCGTTCATACCGCACGGGCAGCGGATAGAGAACTGGGAAAGCAAGGTCGTCGGCGGGGCAGACGCTCTGACACTTGGCTCTACTGGCGCTGTCAACGCAAGCGTTGTGGCCCAGTACGGCTTACCTGTTGGCACCGCAGTCGATGACGCCACTCTGACGGGGCTTGTGGACGACGAGTTGGTGGTCCTAACAGAGGCGGACCCAGATGCAGTCGATTTCTTCGGTGAAACTGGTACCGCTCAGGAATGGGCGCTGAAGCATTTCCCGTGGGCTAAGGACCTGAACCTGGGCGCAATGATCCTAGAGGGGGTCACGGAGGGCATAGACACGGACGTTATGATCGCACAGGTCCGGGACACCCCGCAGTACCTGGCCACATTCCCTGGTATCACCGATGAGCAGGGACGTATGAGGTTCACCGATGAACAGTCGTATGTCGACCAGGTCAGGGAGTACCGCAATGTGCTGATTGACGCTGGCTCTATCGGCGGCAAGGAAATCTTCAACAGCGCCACGGAGAACCCGGTGGATTATGCAACGCTCATGGAGCGAGGCATCTCAACAACCGAACTCCAAAGCAGGCTGGATACTTACAGGGACCTGGTAAACAACTCCGCCCATGTGAGGGCGACGTTCAAGACTTACGCCAACATGGACGTTTCCATAGACGACCTGTACCAGGCCGTGGTTGACCCGGAAGCGTCAAGGACGCTGATTGGGCAATACAACCAGAACCTGTTGGACGCAGAGTTTGACTACTCCACCTGGGTGGCTAACGCCACGGACGCCGCCTTGGAGGCCACTGCTGAGACCCTGAACACCCTGCAAGCGCAGGGGGCTTTGCCGGAGGGTGCGCTGGCTAGGATCAACGCTCTTTCCACGGAGCAGGCCCAGGGCCTGGTGGAGGCCTTGTATTTGGGGGACCCGGACGGTGACTCATTGTTGGAGTTGGACGAACTGATAGAAGCGTTCCAGTTTGCTCTTGTCGGCGGTGCCGCAGCGGAGCAGGGGCTGGTGGCCCCGTCTATGGAGCGTGTGGGGGAGTTCAGGCAGGCCGGTATCGACCGGGCTAAGGCCTTGAAGGGCTACGGGTCTTTCGTGAACCAGGGTTCACTGATCGAATCCATGATTCGCAGGACAAACGTCCAAGGGGAGGGCGCTGCCACGTTCGGCCAGGAGGAGTTTGAGAACGCAGTGTTCTTGAGCCAAGCCCCTGAAACTGATCTTTTGACACGGGCCCGTCAAGGCGAGTTGGCACGGGCCCGTACCCCCGGGGGGTTTGCTACTACTTCCCGTGGGGCCCGTCTGGCGCAACCAGGACGAGGAGCGACCGGCGTCCGCTATTGACAGCGCCGTGTCAGTTATACTTAGATATACCAATCCTTCTGGGTACCCCTGGGGTCCAGAAGCGTACGAGACCAGGAGCGACATATGCCATACGACACCGATGAAGATATTTCTGAGATGTCGGGAGGCACCCTCCGACAGAAGTTGGAGGAAACGCTAGAACAGAACAAATCGCTTAGAGGCGAACTTACCGGCCTGAAAGCCCAAGAGGTTATTCAGCAGCACGGTTTGTCGCTTGTGAAGCCCACGGATCTGGATGGCGTCGACATAGGCCAACTTGAGGAGCGGGCCAGGGAGATCCATGAGGATCGTCGTGGTCAGCAAGAGGAGTTGGCCAGGGACCTGCTAGCAAGGCGGGGTTTTGAGGGCGATGAGTTGGATCGCCAGGTTGAGGAGTTCCTTGGCCCGGCACCTGATTCTGGTTCTCATACCGATGCTGAGGCATTTGACAGGGCTCGCCAGGTGGGCGCAATGTCCGGCCAGCCAACTCCGGCTATCAACCCGGAGAAACTGACCGGTGTTCAGGCCATTGAGTGGGCGCTGGAGAATAAGCCCAGTAAGCGCCGTCGTTAGAGGGTCCCATCTAATCACCCACTAACCACAGGAAGGCCAGCGATATGCCAAGCGGCAGCGTGACCCTCCTTGAGGCGGCCAAGTACGGTGACGATCAGTTGAAGCGTGGGGTCGTTGAGACCCTGATCCAGGAATCTCCGATTCTTGAGATGCTTCCGCAGACCGCCATCGCTGGGAACGCTCTCAAGGTGCAGGTCGAAAACAGTCTGCCAACGCCCGCTTTCCGTGATGTGAACGAGGCCTACACCAGGTCATTCGGCACAGACACGGAGCGGTACTTTGGTACGGCTATCCTTGGTGGCGAGGTATTTGTCGATAACTACCTTGTCAGAGTCCGTGGGAACGTAGTCTCTGCGAAAGCCAGGCAGTACGCCAAGTTCGCAAAGGCCATGTCCAGGACTTACGACAAGTATTTCTTCGACGGCACCGGCACCGCCAAGGATTTCAAGGGAATCAACTCCCTTATCACTGAGGGTTTGGGCCAGACGATTGCTGAGGCAACGAATGGCGGACCCCTCACATTGGCGAAGATGGACGAGGCGCACGATCTTTTGCGTAGCCAGTCCAGTGCTGATGTCATCCTGATGAACCGCTTTATCCGGCGCAAGTTGACGACCCTTGGTCGCAACACAACTGGTTACTTCTCCCTGCTTGATGTAGGGGATGACCGGTTTGGCCGCCAGATTCTGCAATGGAACGGGATTCCCGTTCGGATCATCGGAGATGATGCAACAGGTTCTGCGATCCTTGCGTTCGATGAGACACAGGGATCAAGCAGCGTCACTTCAAGCATTTACTACATCGCCTTTGGCGAGGACGAGAACGTGACAGGCCTGTTGGGCCTGGGCGGGTCGTTCGACGTAAATGACTTTGGTGAGACTGAGGCAGCGCCTGGGCACTTGGGTCGGGTTGAGGTTTACCCCGGCCTGGCCATTTACAACCCTCTATCCATTGTGAGGCATACCGGCCTCACGGAAGCATAGGGGGCTGAGACATGGCGCAATCGTCAACCACAGTCGGTCCAGGCACACTTGTCCGGGACGCAACTGGTGGCGTACTCCTCGCAGATACTGCTATTGCGGCGGACGGCAACACCGGTTGGGTTCAGGTCGACAAGCCAGGGCCCGTCGTCATGGAGATCGTATTGGGCGCTATCGGGGCGAATGCCTCGTTCACCGCTGGTGCGATCCGATTTGAGGGCGCAGATGACGGCAGCGGTACCAACACTGTTGAGTACGGCTCCTGTCCTGCCATCGCTCACGATGACGACAGTTCAACCCTTTACATCCGAATGGATGTCTACAAGCAATACATGAAGGCGACGTATGACATCACCACTTCGGGTGGACACACGGCGAACGTGAAACTCACCTTGCGTGAGCCGCACGATCACCAGACCAACACCACATCGGCTGCACCGTAAACCGGCATAGCCAATAACCCGTTTGCGGGGCGGTCACCTATCTGGTGGCCGTCCCGTGACCGGTGTATAGTGAGGATCTATGAGCGCACCTGATGTCATCGACACCAAAGACTGGGGTGTTGTAGCCACCGTTGAGAAGTGGAATGTTGCTTCTGACCGGGCTAAAGGGCTCCCCCCGGACGACATGATCACTACTGAGGACAACCTTCTCCTGAACGGGGGGATCCAGAATCTGTTGGATCTCCTCTGCGACATTGGTTCTGTCACGGACTACGGCACGGGCAGTTATATCGGGGTGGGTACCAGCACTACAGCGGCTACGGCGACCCAGACCGGCCTCCAGGCGGGTACTTCCGCCAGGGATTACCAGGCGATGGAGTCCACGTTCCCAAGCCGGGCTAGCCAGACGATGACTTGGAAGTCTGTGTGGGGCTCCGCTGAGGGCAACTTCGCCTGGGAGGAGTGGAGCATCCGCAGTGCTTCTAGCGGCACCGGCGGGGAAGACACCGGCACGGCCTTGAACCGTAAGGTGGCTTCGCTGGGCACGAAGGCGTCAGGGTCGGAGTGGACTCTGACCGTCACAATCACGGTGTCGTAGCATGGCTACCGCTTATCCCACGACTCTTGATACCGCCACTCAGCAGCCGTCGCCTACGGCGACTACGGAGATGGATGATTCCGGCTTTGAGCATGACGTTGTTCATACGAATCATTCTGGTGCGATTATTGCGCTGGAAACGAAACTGGGTGTCGGTGCTACGACGGCTGCTACTGCTTCAACGAACCATGTTCTTGTAAAGCAGGGCGACGGCGACACTGAGTGGGCTGCGGTGCCTGCTGGGGCTGTACCTACGACTATCACGGTCGCTGACACGGCTGACACCACATGCAATGTGGCTCTGTTTGAGGACGCCACTGGTGACCTGGCTCCGAAGACCGATACCAGCAATCTGACCTATAACGCTACGTCGGGCGTGTTGACCGCTGCTGGGTTCTCAGGGCCGCTAACGGGCGCTGTGACCGGTAATGCTGATACGGCTACCACGGCAGGCACGGTTACCACAGCCGCACAGTCGGCCATTACTTCTGTGGGGGTCTTGACCGGGCTGACCGTTGAGGGCACCGTGGACATGGTCGACGGTACTGGTGCCGGAAGGCATGAGGAGTTACAGGGCCCCAAGATCAAGGACTACGCCGAAACGGTCAACGTCATCGGTTTGACTGGTGGCGGCACGCAGGACATCGACCTGAAACTGGGCAACGTGGTGACTGCCACGGTTGATACCAGCACCAATACGTTCACGTTCACTGCTCCACCGACTTCTGGGATTGCTACATCGTTCACTCTGATTCTCACGAATGGTGGGTCGCAGACGGTGGTCTGGCCTGGGGGGGTTGACTGGGCTGCG